AATAGGTTTTTAATGAGGCGTCATGAATACAAGATGGCTGGTGTCGGCCATCCATATCACGACCCTGATCGGGTAAATTGGTATCTGAATAGGCATCTAGATTGCAGCCCACGTGTTCCGAAACTGCGTGAATTTATAAAGGTTAGATCGGCGCGAAAAAGCCAGAGGAATGTTTATCGCCATCTTCCTTTGAGGCTTTGCGATCCGTTCTAATGATGCTACACACCGCCGCCCACGCCCTGGCCTACCGCATCGCCCGTCGCGCCATCCGACCGAAGGCGCCGCTGCTCGTTTCCGAGTGGGCGGACGCCAATCGCGTTCTGTCGGAAGAGGGCAGTGCCGAGCCGGGGCGGTGGCGCACGTCGCGCAACCCGCCGCAGCGCGAAATCCTCGATGCGCTGTCCGAAGATGCGCCGGGGGAAAAGGTCGTGCTCATGAAGCCGTCGCAGTGGGGCGGCACCGAGATCGGATCGAACTTCGTCGGCTACTGCATTGACCACGTCAAGGGGCCGGGCGCCGTTGTCATGCCGACCGAGGCCAGCCTGCAGGACTGGACGTCGCAGAAGTTCGACCCGATGGTCAAGGATACGCCGGTCGTCAATGAGGCCATGGCGCTGCGCAGCAATCGCTCGGGCGACAACGCGGCCAAGCGCAAGCGCTTCAAGGGCGGGCTGATCTACTTCAAGACCAGCGGCTCGACGGCCGAACTCAAGGCCTCCAGCCTCAAGTGGGGCATGGCCGACGAGGTGGATGAATGGGACTGGACGACGCCGCAGGGCGACCCGCTCGGCCTGTTCGAGATCCGCTTCGCCGCCTTCCACAATTCCAAGCTCTTCGTCGTCTCCAGCCCGACCATCAAGGACGCCAGCAAGATCGAGGAACAATTCGAGGCCGGCGACCAGCGCCGCTACCATGTGCCATGCCCACACTGCGAAGAACGGCAGACGCTCAAGTGGTCGAACGTCCGATGGACGGTAGTCGGCCAGCGAGTCACCCGCGCCTGGTACGTCTGCGAACACTGCGGCTGCGAGATCGACGAACACCAGAAGAACGGCATGCTAGCCGGTGGCCGCTGGATCGCCGAAAACCCCGGCGCGCTCTACCGCAGCTATCACATCAACGGCATCTATACGCCCAACGGCCTCGGCCGCTCCTGGGTGCAACTAGCGCAGGAATGGATCGAGGCGCAGGGCGACGCCAAGAAGCTCGTCATCTTCATCAACACCCGCCTGGCTGAATCCTGGGCCGACCGCTCGCACGACCTCAAGCCCAACGTGCTGATCGCCCGCGCCGAGCCCTACGCGCTGCGCACGATCCCGCAGGGCGTGCTGGTCCTGACGGCCGGCGTCGATACCCAGGACGACCGCCTCGAAGTTCGCGTCATCGGCTGGGGCGCCGACAAAAAGGAATGGACCATCGATTACCACATCATCCCTGGCAAGCCGTCCGGCGATGAAGTATGGGCCGCACTCGATGACTACCTGACGGCCGAATTTACCAATTCATACGGCAAGACACTGCGCATCGAGGCCACGGCCATCGATACCGGCGGTCACTTCACGCACGACGTCTATGCCTACGTTCGCCGCGCCAAGGCCCGCCGCGTCATCGCCTGCAAGGGCGCCAGCACTACCGGCCGCGTCATCCTCGGAAAGCCCAGCCACCAGGACGTCAACTGGCGCGGCCAGACCGTCAAGAAAGGCGTCGCCCTTTACATCGTCGGCACCGACACCGCCAAGCATCACATCTATGGGCGGCTCAACGATGACACCGACAAAGACCCCGGCGAGCGCAGGGTTCATTTCAGCACTGAGCTGGAGCATGCTTTCTTCGATCAGCAAGTCGCCGAAGTATTCAACCCGCGCAAGAACCGCTGGGAAATCAAGAAGGGCAAGCGCAACGAAGTCCTGGACACCCACGTCTACGCCACCGCTGCCAGCCATCACCCGGAACTCTACCTGCACAAATGGAAGGTGGCCGACTGGAAGCGGCGCGCCGCCATGATCGAGCCGGAACAGACCGCAGAACCGGCCGAAACAGCCGCCGAACAAAAACCGATCGAGGCGCCAAAGAAGCCGCCCGTCAAAACAAGAATGCCAGGGCGAAATCATGGAATACCCAACCTGGGCTGGTAAATGGACATCCTCAGCAAAGCGCTTGACCTCATTCAAGCAGAACTTGGCGCCGACATCTTCACCGACGAAAAGCGCGAATTCTTCGAGCAGCAGTTCCGCTTCTCCCATTGTGGTGACCGGCACTACATTGCGAGCTCCAACGCCATCGCCACCGCAAAGAAACACTGCGAAGTGCGCCGTCTCATACGCCAGGGTCTTGAAAACACCGCCATCGCAGAACGGGTCGGACTCAGCCGCCAGCAGGTGTGGAATATCCGGCAAGGCATGACGTCAAGCACCCTGCCTTAATCGCTTGACGCCCGCCGCCTATAAATGGCGGCATGAGCGCTCCCACACTGACCACCCCGCCGGCCGCCATTCGCGCCGGCGACTCGGCATCCTGGCTGCTGACCCTGGCGGACTACCCGGCCGGCGCCGGCTGGTCCGTGCAGTATGACCTCCTCAACGCCGGCGGAAAAATCAGCTTCACCAGCACTGCCGAAGGCGATCTCCACCGCATCGCGCGCACCCCGGCCCAGACTGCCGCCTGGACGGTCGGCACCTATCAATGGCAGGCCCGCGTCAGCAACGGAACCGACGCCTATACCGTCGCCGTCGGCAGCATTGAAATCCTGCCCGATCTGGCCGTTGCAGTCGGGCTCGACACCCGCACGCACGCGCAAAAGACACTCGCCGCGCTCGAAGCCTGGATCGAGAACCACGATCCCGGCGTTTCCGAGTACGAAATCGCCGGGCGCCGCATGAAATACATCGCACTGGCCGACCTGATCAAGCTGCGCAGTCAGTACCTGATCGAAGTCCGGCGCGAAGGCGGCAAGCCGGCGCGGCCCGGCCGCATCCTCATGAGGTTTTGATGGCTACTCAAACCGTCGTCCCGTTCAAAGGCTCGCGCATCCTCTCGGAGTTTGCCGAGTCGCAGCGCCAGTCCCGCGTCTCAAAGGCCCGCAAGGAAGAAGCCGCCGTCTTCAAAAAGTCATTCGCCGCCGCTCAGCTCAACCGCATGACCAGTACATGGCGCGCCACAGCCGAGCGCATCGACGACGAAATCCGCACCGACCTGGACGCCCTGCGTTCGCGCTCGCGCACCCTTGAAAACAACAACGACTATTTCCGCAACTACCTGGATATCGTCGAAACCAACCTCATCGGCGAAAACGCCCCACGCCTTGTCCCGCTCGCCGACAACGCACCCGGCAGCCCGGACCAGGGCGCCCGCGATGCCATCATGGGTAGCTGGAACGAATGGGGCGAACTCGGCAACTGCGAAGTCAGCGGCCAGTATTCGCTCGCCTCTCTGTGCCAGTCCATCGCCCGGGGCACCGCCCGCGATGGCGAGTACGCCATCCTGCCGCTGCGTGGCGCTGCCGCCGGCAACAAGTGGGGCTACGCGCTCAAGGTCATCGACGTCGACCGCATCGCTACCTGGCTCAACCGCAGCGCATCCGAAGGCATCAATGCCATCGTCGCCGGCATCGAAGTCAATACCCACGGCCGCCCGCTTGCCTACCACTTCAACACCAGCAACCTGGCCGGAAGCCGTACTGCCACCCGCGTTGCCGCCGGCGAAGTGCTGCACCGCTTCATTCTACAGCGCCCCGAGCAAAAGCGCGGCATCCCCTGGGGCCACGCCTCCATGCTCTCCATGCACTACGCCGGAGAATTCGCGCTCTCTGCCCTCATGGCCGCCAAGTTCGGCGCCGACCACCTCGGCTTCTTCGTCACCCCGGATGGCACTGCGCCCGCCCTCGGCGGCGACGATGGCGAAGATGAAAACGGCAACAAGATTTCGACCAGCGCGCCCGGCACCTGGGACACCCTGCCGACCGGCGTCGACGTCAAAACCGTCGATTCAAAATACCCAAACGAGGTTTTCACCCCATTCATCAAGACCGCTCACCAGCGCATGGCCTCCGGCCTGCCAGGCGCAAGCTATCCCGAGCTCTGCAACGACTACGAAGCCGTCAATTTCTCCAGCATCCGCGCCGCCATCCTGAGCGCCCGCGACGAATGGAAAAAGCGCCAGCGCTGGTTCGCCGCTGCCTGGCTCGACCCGATCTTCAGCGAATGGCTGCGCATGTCGCTGCTGAATAGCGCCATCCTGCTCGCCAACGGCTCGCCGCTTCCCTTCGCCAAGTACGACAAATTCAAGGCGCACGCCTGGCAATTCCGTGGCTGGGCCTGGGTCGATCCGCTCAAGGACATCCAGGCCGCCCGCGAATCGCTCGACCTCAAGATCATTTCACGCAAGCGCATCGCCGCCGACCAGGGTCGCGACCTCGAAGATGTCTTTGACGAGCTGCAGACCGAAGAGGCGCTTGCCAAGAAGTATCAGATTGACTTGTCACAAACGCAACCAAGGCAGCAGCAAAGCACCAATCAGGAAATCCAGCAACATAATTTCTAGGAAAAACACATCATGGCAACCATTCACATCCCTGATTCATTCCTTGCCACGAAGCTGGCAAACCTGGCAACCAATACGCTTAAGTGCGTATTGATCGACATTTCGAGTTACAACCAGGCGACCGATACAACCCTGGCAAATCTCACGGAAGTAAGCGGCACTGGCTACACGGCCGGCGGCCAGACGGTAACTTCTGTTGTCGTGGCGGCGGATACGACCAACCACTGGACGACAGCGGTAATCACCCCGGCCGTCTGGTCAGGATCAACGACGATCAGCGCTACTGGCGCGGCGATCATCGATACAACCGACGGAAACAAGATCATCGCCATCAGCGACTTCGGTGCAGCTGTGGCCAGCTCCGGTGGCACCTACACCGTCGGCGCTATCACGATCAAATTTACCCACTTCTGAGGCCGGGAAATGAACGGCGTATACGAAACTACGACGACGAGCGGAACCGGCACGCTAACGCTGTTGGCCGTCACTGGCCGGCCCCGCTTTGCCGTTGCCGGGGTCGGTTCGCTTGTTCCCTACGCGATCAAGGACGGCGATAACTGGGAGTGGGGTTTCGGCAAGGTCGGCGCGGGAAATACACTGGCCCGCACCCGCGTGACCGCCACCTACGTAGCCGGCGCCTACGACAGCACAACGCCATCGGCAATCACGCTATCCGGGGCCGCTGCTGATGTCTATCTGTCACCGATTGCTGGCTCCTCGCAAGTGCCATTCCGTAGGCTGGCTACCGACGTTTCCCGTAAAGGCTTCTACTCGCCTCATGTAGCGACAGCGCCATCCGGCACGCTGGCCCTGGCTGCTGACCGGCTCTATCTTTTCCCCGTCCGCATTGATGACGATTTCACGATCTCCGGTGCGTGGCTCGATATGAATACGGCCGGTGCCGCGAGCACAAAGGCCCGCATCGGCATCTACCGGATGGACGAAAATGCCCAGCCGGCCGAAGTGCTGGCCGAATCGGGCGACATTGATACGTCTGTTGCCGCCACTGTCTTGTCGGCCACCTGGGCCGATATCGCCCTGCCGCCCGACTGGTACTTTATCGGCATTGTCTGCTCCGGCGCGCCGACCGTCGTTGCTTACCCGAGCAGCGCCGCAGTGGGGCAGACCCCACTCGGAGTAGATGGTAATTCGACCTCATCCGTCTTACCTATAATCGGCTACTTCAAAACGATTGCGTCTGGATGGGCGTCGCTTCCCGCCGCGCCTACCGTCCTGAGCAAGTTTTACTACAACACCTCGGCCTGGCCGGCGATCGCCCTGAAAGTGTCCTAAGCCATGAGCTTCGGCGTTGATAGCTTTGGCGTTGTCAGCTACGGCGCCCCGGCTGCTGTGGGTGCGCCCGGTGCAGGGTCTGTGCCCGGCGCAACTGGCACGTCGACCGGTTCTGGAACTGGCGGCGATGCCTCGGCCGGCGCCACGTCAAATGCCAGCGTCGCCGCAGCTACCGGAACTGGTGCGGGGTCAGGCGCGGGCGGCGCAGCGTCGTCCAGCAATCGACCAACGGTTGATCGCGCTTTTGCGATCATCGGGCAATCCAATGCTTCCGGCCGGGGTACAAATAATCAGACGGCACCTGCCGGTGGCGCTTACCTCTACGACAATTCCGGCGCCTTCGTTGCGCTCGCTGATCCCTGGGACGCCGGCCCGAACACCTATTCGGTGCTCGATGATGGCATCCCGGCCGGTGCATCTAGCGGCTACGGTTCTTGTGTCCCCGGCCTTGCCCAGTCGTATGCCACAGCCGGAAAATCAACCCTGTGGGTGCCCGCGAACAAGGGCACCACGAACATCAATAGCTGGCAGCGCAACCTAGCCACGACATCGCTTTACGGCGCCATGAAGGCGCGCATCGATGCTGCTGGCGGGGTGGATACGATCATCATCCACCTCGGCGAATCGGATGCCATGAGTGGCACGGCACAGGCGACGTTCACCACAAAGATGAATCAGCTGGTGACCGACCTGATTGCCGACTTCGGGTGTCAGGTCTATCTCCACAAGATTCATAATTTTTCCGGATACGCGGCTGGCACGGCTGCCATCCGTGCGGCCATCGATGATTGCTGGACGGGTTCAAGCGGCGTCAAGCCAGGCGCCGATCTCGACGGCATCACGACAAATGTCCATTTCGTCACGAATACGGATATTTCAACGGTTGTCAGCCGCACCTATGCCGCGCTTGAAAATGTTGCAGCTACAGGCGGCAGTGGCAGTTCGTCGGGCAGTGGTACGGGCGGCGCCGCAGCGGGGTCCGCTGATACTGGGGCAGGTACTGGTACTAGTACCGGCTCCGGTACCGGTGGCGACGCATCAGGCCAAGCCGGCACGCCGGCAGCAGCTGGTAGCGGTACTGGAACCGGAACCGGCTCTGGAACCGGCGGCGATGCGCTCGGCCAAATCGCCGGCGCTGGCAACGTTACCCCCGGCACTGGGACGGGCGCAGGATCGGGCACGGGAGGTACACCGGCCGCTCAAGCCTCGGCCAGCGAGCCAGGCGGCACCGGTACGGGTTCAGGTTCAGGGACGGGCGGCAATGCCACTGGTGGCGCCCTGGTCAATGCTGTCGAGCCAGGCGGCACTGGTACCGGGGTTGGCTCCGGCTTCGGCGGTGCGGCCGGCCAGCCCAGCCTGACCAGCAATCCGAAATACACCATCAAGGCGGATGCCCGCCGCTTTGTTATCCAGGGTCGACCATCATGACGAAATATCCCGCCGAAATCATCACCATCACTTTTGACTTTTCTGCCCTGGCCACGTCGATCAGCAATCCCATATTCGGCTGCGTTGCCATTCAGGGCAGGGTGGATTCTGTCCAGTCCGCCATGTGGATCGGGTCGGAAGAAATTCAGGGCACAAAAGTGCTGCGTAAGATTTCAGGTGGGCAGCCCGGGAATGTCTACCGGATAAGTTGTCAGGTTGATGATGCTGATGGCGAGCGATGGGTATTGTCTGAGCTCATCACCGTTCATGCGTAATCGTCAATCCGTCAAGCACTCTGCCTTAATCGTTTGACGACGAATTGAAAAACTCGAACTCATGGAGGTTTGCCCATGAGTTTGACCCGCGATCTGAGTTTCAAGCAGGACATCAAGTCCGATTCCGAAGATGGAATCGACCTGATTGTCGACCTGTCTTTCGCCAGCAACGAGCCGTATGAGCGCTGGTGGGGTATCGAGGTTCTTGACTGCTCTCCGGAATCCGTTCGCCTCGACCGCATCAATGACGGCGGGGCGCTGCTGTTCAACCACAACTGGGACGAATTGCGCGGCCATCATCTGCCCGGGTCCGTCCGCTGCGTTGAAGGCAAGGTTCGCGGCCAGGTGGCGATTGCCTGGGCGGCCGACGAAGGCAAGACCATCAAGCTGGTGCAGGGCGGTCATCTGACCCATACCTCGACCGGCTACGAAATCCATCAAATCATCGAGCAATCCGTCGGCAAGTCCGGCGAAAAAATTGAACGAACCCTGGACGGCCAGATGTTCGACCGCGTGCTGACCCGTAGTCATCGGGATGCACCGGGCGATCTGGTCGCCTTCCGGCGCGCTTTGGACTCCGCCGCCGGGGCATTTGAACGAGCTGCCAACGAGCCGACCACCTACCGCGTCACGGACTGGGAAATCCTCGAAAACTCGCTCGTCACGGTGCCAGCCGATACGACTGTTGGCTATGGCCGCAGTCGGGAGACCGAAACCCCGCCGGCGCCGCCGGAACACCCCGCATCCGTCAAGGAGATCAAGATCATGCCTCAAGTAGTCGAAACCCCCGTCGACGTCGCCGCCATCGAGCGCAGCGCTGCCGACAACGCGCTCAAGCGCATCAAGGACATCCGCGCCATGGCGGAGTCGTGCAAGGACTTCGAAGGCGTCCGCGCACTGGCCGATGCCGCCATCGATGCCGGCATGCCGGCCGGTGAATTCCAGGCCAAGTTGCTCGGCCACGTCTCTACCAAGGGCAACAAGTGGGAACCAGAAATCGGCATGAACGAGAAGGAAGCCAAGCGCTTCTCCGTCGTTCGCGCCATCAATGCCATGCTGTCCGGCGACTGGTCGAAGGCCGGTTTCGAGCGCGAAGCATCCATCGCCTTTGCCGACAAGGCCCAGAAGTCTGGTATCCAGCGCCAGAGCGAAGCCAGCTTCTTCCTGCCGGTTGAAGTGCAGCGTCGTGACCTGACCGTTGCCTCGGCCACTGCCGCCGGAAACATGGTCGCCACTGAGCTGCGTCCACAGGACTTCATCGAACTGCTGCGTGCCCGTACCCTGATTTCGCAACTGGGCGCCCGTTCGCTGACCGGCCTGGTCGGTAATGCCGACATCACCAAGCAGACCGGTGCCGGTACCGCCTACTGGCTATCCAGCGAAGCGACCGCGATCACCGAATCCGGCCAGACGGTCGGCCTGCTCCAGCTCCGCCCGAAGGTGCTCGGTGCCTACACCGAAGTTTCCCGCCTGCTGCTGCAGCAATCGACGCCCGACGCCGACATGTTTGTCATGGATGACCTGACCAAGGTCATCGCCATCGCCAAGGATACTGCCGCCATCAACGCCGGCGGCTCTGGCGCACCGGTCGGTATTCTCGGCACTGCCGGCATCGGCGCGGTCACCGGCACGACGATCGACCTTGCCAAGGTTCTGGAATTCCAGACCGACGTCGCCGGCGCCAATGCGCTGTCGATGGACTGCGCCTACCTGACCACGCCGCTGGTCGCCGCGTTGCTGGCCCAGCGTCAGCGCTTCTCGGGTACCGATACCCCGCTGTGGGCCGGCAACATCCTCGACGGTAACGTGATCGGCTTCCGTGGCGCTTCTACCACCCAGATGCCGGCTGCCACGATGATCTTCGGCGACTTCAGCCAGGTCATCTTCGCCGAGTGGGGCGCCGTCGAAATCGCCGCCAACCCCTACGCCAACTTCCAGGCAGGCATCACCGGCATCCGCGCCTTCTACACCTGCGACGTGGGTGTGCGCACCGCTGGCGCCTTCTCCGCCGCTTCTTCGATCACCTGATAAGGGCAGGGCGGGGCTTCGGCCTCGCCCGTCTGCAAGGAAAAAACATGAAAGTCGAAACCGAAGTCATCGAGCCCCTGTGGTTCGAAGGCAAGCAGATCGAGCCGGAAGAAGGCAAGCCGGCGCCAGTCATCGCATTGAGCCGTTCGGATGCCGTCTATCTGCAGTCGATTGGCCGCGTTCGCATCATCGAAGCCGCACCGGAAGAAAAGCCGGCCAAGGGCAAGAAGGCGAAGTAATGGACTTTTCCGCAGCAGCCGCCGATTTTTTCAAGGACTTCGCCGAAGACATCACCGTCGACGGCGAAGTCGTGCGCGGCCTGCTCGATCTGACGCCGGGGGATGTGTACGGGGTCGGCGGCGTCAAGCCGCAGGCGCGCTTCCCGCATGCGGTGTTGATCAATCGCGGCTCGGTCGTTGTCGCGCGTGGCGTTACCTATGACGTCTCAAGCCGTCCGGTTGATGAGTCCGGCGTCTGGCTGGTGGAGCTGAACAAGCCATGAGCCATGTTGCCGACCGCATCCTGGCGGCCACCGTCGCCGCTCTGGCAGCTGTGCCGGGAATCGTCACGGCTGACATCAAGCCGGTCTATCTGCTCGAAGACGCCGATCTTCCGGCGGCCATCATCGAAGGCGTCGAGGATGAAATCATCGAGCGCCTGCGTGGCCTGGTCATCGAAGAGGCGCGCGAGCTGCGCTTCGATGTCTTCATTGTCGCCAAAGCCGGCGCTGCCAGCTTTCTGACCACGGCCGGCAACCTGCACGAAGCCGCCGCCCTGGCGCTCACCGGCAGCAAGTCGGCCATGACGCTGGGCGGATTGCTGACACGCGGCATGGAAATAAGCCGCGAAACCCTCGATTTCGACCGCGATTCACTCGATCAGCCGCTTGGCGGCTGGCGAATTTCAGTCACCTGCAAATACACCCTGCGCTCGGATCAGCCGGGCAAAACAGAGAAGGAGCTTTAATCATGAGTTACATCGGCACCGGAAAGATCAAGATTGCCCCCTATGCCTCCGGCGCCTCGTTCGCCGCCCGCAAGTTCCGCGACGTCGGCAACGCTTCCACCCTGGAGTTTTCCTTTACCGAAGAAAAAAAGGAACTCAAGGACTACCAGGACCCGGCCGGCGGCGTTGCTGCTTCCGTCTCCAAGGTTTCCAGCGTCGAAGGCAAGATCAGCCTGCGCAAGATTACTGCCGAAAACCTCGCGCTTGCCCTGTGGGGTAGCACCTCGACCCTGAACACCACCGCCATCGTCGGCGAGGCGCACGTCATCAATTCCAGCGCCTTCATCCCGACCAACCGCCTGATCAACACGGCCACTGCGCCTGTCGTCAAGAAGGGTGCCACCACGGTTGCCGCCGGCGACTATACCGTCAGCAAGGGCGGTATCACCATCGCCGCCACGATCAGCACCGGTGGCGTTCTGGATGGCGACGCCATCACCATCGATTACACCCCGGTTGCATCGGCCGATGTCCAGGCGCTAATCAGCGCTGCGCCTGACGTCTCGATCTTCTTCGAGGGCGTCAATGCCGTCGATTCGAAGTACGGTACGAGTCGCATCTACAAGGCAAAGCTCGGCGTTGCCAGCAACATCTCGATGATCGGTGAAGATTTCGCCTCGCTCGATATCAGCTTCACCGTGCAGAAGGACACCACGGTTACCGGCGCCGGTATCAGCCAGTTCCTCAAGCAAGAATTCGAGGCCTGATCCATGGCCGTTGTCGAAGTCATGGTCGGCGAGCGCCTGGTCATGGTCAAGGAATTGACCGTGACCGACGTCCGCAACTGGGTGGCCGAAGCTGAATCCGGCGCCCCGGTCGATCCGGTTCGGGCCATGGTCTTCGACGACTGCTCGCTGGATGATCTGGCGCGCCTCTGCGACATGCCGGCCGCCGATATGGAAGCCTGCACAGTCGCCGAACTGACGCCGCTCCGCGACAAAGCCATGGTACTCAACCCCCATTTTTTCAGGACTCGGGAGGCGCTGGTCAGCGTCTCCCGAGCCATTCAAGCCGAAATCGACTCGCTGAATTTGACCATACCCTTGCCGCCGTCGCCGGGCGAGGCCACCCCAACGTCCTGAGCTATCCCATGGGCCTCTACCTCGCCGCCCTGAAAGTATTGACCGATGGCTAACCCGACCAAAGTAATCATCGATGGCGACGCCAGTGGCGTTGTCAAAGCGGCCGGCATCGCGCAAGGCGCCCTGGGCAAGCTGCAGGTGCAAATGGGCGCGCTGGAAGCGGCTAGCGCCAAGGGGCTGTCATTCTCCGGCCTGGCCGGGATTGGCCTCTCGGCGACGGCTGCCGCCGCCGGCCTGTTCGCCATCACGAAATCGGCCGCCGACTATGGCGACCAGCTCGATAACATGAGCCAGCGCACTGGCGTCGCCGTCGAAGATCTCGCCAAGCTGCAGTTCGCTGCGAAGATGAGCGACACCACGAATGAGGCACTGGGCAAGGGTCTGGCCGTCCTATCCAACCTCATGGTCGGCGCTGCCGGCGGGGCCGAAGAGAGCAGCAAGCTATTCGAGCGCTATGGTATCGCCGTCCGCAATGCCGACGGCTCGGTGCGCTCGACCATCGATGTCCTCGGCGATCTGGCAGACGTGTTCACCACACTTCCCGATGGCGCCGAAAAGACCGCCCTGGCAACCGAATTTTTCGGCAAGAAGATAGGCGTCGAACTGATCCCGCTGCTCAACCAGGGCAAGGATGGTTTGAAAGCCCTGGGTGATGAAGCCGAGCGCCTCGGGCTGGTCATGTCTGCTGATCAGGCAAAAGCTGCCGCTGAATTCAATGACAACCTCGATCGCATGGCGGCGCTGGCCTCGTCGCTCGGTAAGACCATCGGCAACGAACTGATTCCGGTCATGAATAAATTCCTGGGCCAGATCTTCGACGCCAGCAACAACAAGCTATCGTTTTGGCAAATGCTCGGCCTTGGCACTGATGCGCCAGGCGCTGACCCGGTGGAAAAACTCAAGAAGGCCTCGGCCGATCTGGCGAAACTCAAAGCCGAGATGGCTGCCGCCCAAAAGCAGAATCTATCCGATGGCGGATCGATTGACACCTCGGGTATCGAAAAGCAAATCGCCGCACAGGAAAAGCTGGTCGGCTACTACAAGGACCAGGCAAAACGGCTCGAAGTCGAGCAGGGGATTTCCGACAGCAAGCGCGCCACCATGGCCACGAACCTTGCCGCCAAGCAGACAGAACTCGAAAACCTCCGCGCCATCGCTTCCGGTAAGGCATCCGCTGACATTCTGAAATCCGACAAGGATCTCAACAACGCCCGCATCAAGGATGCCGAGCGCCTGCGCGATGCCCTGCGCACTGCCTATGAGGCCTCGAAAAACGACGCCGTCAAAGCTGCCGAGGAATCGAAGAAGCTCTTCGAGCAGGCCCGCAAGGTGCGCACCACGGCAGCCGACAAGGCGACCGAGATGGGCATGGAAGGCCTGTCGCCAGAAGACAAGGCCGCTGCCGTCGGGCAGCAGGCGCAAAGCATGCTCGACCAGGGTCGCTACTATGCCGCCGCTGCCGGCGCCGCCAAGCTCGACGGCCGCCTGGCACAAATGGAGAAATACCAGCAGCAGGCCAGCGAATACCTCGACCGGGCGCAGGCCTTTGCCGAAAAGTCCGGCGATGCCGGCCTCATGCAAGGCATTGCCGAGCAGCAGGCCAAGGCGCTGGAAACCCAGGCCAAAGCCAAGCAGGCCGAAGCTGCCGACCTTGAGCAGCGCGCCGCTGCCCAGATGGCCAACCTGAATGCTGTCGAAGCAAAGCTGACCGATCTGAATACCAAGGCCGCTGCCTTTGAAATCAAGTCGGACATCACCAAGCTGGAAGGCGAGATCGCCACTCTCAAAAAGCAGATCGGCGAAGGCGCTGTGATGCCGATCAAGATGGTGCCGCAGCAGGGCGATGCCGCACCGGCTGCGGCGTCGTCCGGGGCGTCCGGCAGTTTCGCCGGCGGCGGCTGGACTGGCTGGGGTGGAAAGTATGAGCCAGCCGGCATCGTGCATCGGCAGGAATACGTCACCCCATCGCAGATCACTGCCCAGCGCGGCGTCATTCCATTTCTCGAAGCCCTGCGCAAGTATGGCAACAAGGTGCTGCCCGGCTACTCAGCCGGCGGGCTGGTCGGCAATCTGTCCTTGCCCAGCCTGGCCTCGGCCTCTGGCAGTGCGCCTGGCGCCGACAGTAAAACACCGCTGGTGCTCGATTTCGGCAAGCTCGGTCGCATCAATGCCGAGGCCAGCCGGGATTCCGCCGACGAGATCCTGCGGGTCTTTGATCGTGCCCGGATGCAGTTCGGGAGGCGGCCATGAGTCTGCCGACCCTTGTCATTGCCGGTGTCACGCTTTCCACGATCGGCTGGCTCGATTACGAGCAGACCATCGAGCCGATCGGTGGCTCAACCCTGCGCCGCATGAGTAATGGCGCCGCTTTCAAATTGACGCACTGGCGCAAGTGGCGGATTGCGATTTCCGCCGGTGGCTGGGTTCCGGCTGCGCTCAACGCCATCAACTATGACCAGCCATTCGAGATCGAGCTGCCAATGCCGGTTGCCCTGCAGGTTGGCGAATCCTTGCCGCCCGGCTGGGTCGCCCGCGCAGCGCCGTATGCCGAGCACACCGTCATCGATCAGGCCGGCGTTTCAACGCGTTACGTCTACATCAAGATGACCGTGATCGCCGAACCCCCCAGCCAGCGCCATGGCCGCAGCAATGCCCCGGCCTGGGAATTAATTTGCGAGGTTGCGTGATGATTTTGAAGCATGAAAAAGTATCCGGAGAGGCCAACACCGATGCCGGAAAAGTCGGCGGCGCGGATTGGGATGAACCGCATGTACTGGAGGTTGGCAGCCTGTTTACGGTCAATGTGATTGGCTTTGATTGGCAAGTCAGCGGCTCGGTAACCTCAGATACGACCATCCGCCCCATGGTCAGTCAGTTTGCAAAAACGGCCACCGGCATGTGGGAGGCCACGGTCGACACCAGCAGCTACCAGGTGCGCGCAGGGAAGATGGTCGTGACTTATATCGGATCGGTCAGCATCTCCGGCTTGCCCGCCGGCTGGACCTATTTCGCGAGCAGCTATTACGGTCAGGTGTCCATCGAGTTTTACAACACCAGTGGCGTCCCAGCCAATCCGACTAATAATCTCACGGTGCGGATTCTCGTCATGGGCCACGTCGAATAATGGGCGCTTTTGACGCATCCTTCGACGCGTCATTTGATTCCGGGGCACCATCAGCGGCTCCGGAAATCGGCTATGCCACACTCGGCATCCAGGTCGCCGTCGTCAATCCGGATGTCTTTCTGTCCGCACCGGGTGGCCTGCATTGGGCGCCGGTTGTTGTGCTCGGCGGTGTGGATATTTCTGCCCGCCTGTCGGGCCAGATCAAGATCAGCGCTGCCGAGGATTCGGCCCGTATCGCGTCGCTGTCTTACCAGCCGCTGCTGGCCAGCGATTTGTTCACGCTGGCCGGCCAGGCAATCACCATCGGCGTTACGCTTGAGCGGGCCGGTGCCCTGGCTTATTACCAGCTCTTCGCCGGCACCGTTGAGCGTGCGCCGGTTGAGATGACATCGCACACCGTCGAGATCGCCTGTCGCGATGGCTATCAGGCCAGAATTGCTGCCTGCAAATCGGCGGCCGAGGTCGAGGCGCTGTTCGGCGGCCTGGCTTTTCCGGCGCCCAAGCTCTACGCCTGGGATGCCACCGACCCGGACCCGACCGGCTATTTCACGACCCTGCTCGATACCATGGCCGGCGCCGTGGCCATCGATAGCGCTGGCCTGTGGCGCGCGATTCCGTGGGCTATCGGCGCCCCGGCCGCCAGCTTCGGCGCCGGTGATGTCTTTGACGAATCGGTATCGATCAGTCAAACCTGGCCGGCTGATCTTCCGGGAACCTTCACCGCCACCCTCAAGCACCGCCACCCGCGCCTGCACCAGATCGAGCGCGCCGTGACCTGGTCGCGCCTGACCTTTACGGATTTCGTGGTGCACGGCATGAATTGGGCCACGAAAGCCGCTGTCAAGCAGGCGCTATCCGGCGTCTCCGGCTGGCAAGCCAAGGGCGAAATCAATGTCGTCACGCCAACGCCGGGCACCTATCCCGTCATCGTCGGGCCGACCACCATCACCTACATCGTCTCCTACGAAAACGCTCCATTCCTGGCCGACTCGGTGAACTGCACGCTGTACCGCCGCTGGTATCAAAACGTCGAGACTGCTTACACCTACACGATCACCTTGCCCGGTGGCTCCGAGCGCACCGAGACCATCAACGAGGCGCTGAGCAGCGACTTTGACGGCGGCGAGTGGGAGACCACGCCGACGGCCGAAGCGGATATCGGCATCTGGGCCAGCAATGCACCAACTGTGGCCGTGCCGCCGACCGGCTATGAGGGTCTGTTGCCGCCGCACCCCGGCGCCAACGGTGGCGGCGATTACTGGGCCGACATCGTGCAGGCCGACATTGATGCCGCCACGACCCACATGGTCGGCAAGGTCGTGCGCAAGGTAGCCCGCGCCCTGCGTAATCGCAGCGTCTCTTTCGCCCGGCCGATCGATCCGCGCTGGGAAATCGGCGCCGTGCTCGCCATTGCAGCGCAGGGCGTCAGTGCGACGGGGCAGGTCGTGGATCTGGAGCACATGCTTGATATCGACAGCGGCGATACCGAGACATCCTTCGTGCTAGCCGTTCCGGAGAGCGCCGGCAGCAGCACCGCCGTTACGGCTTCGGCCGTGGCCCCGACCGGCGTTGTCGCGCACATCGGCACGCCGGTTGCCCTGTCCAACCACGTTGGCGGCCGGGCCGATACGCCGCGCACACCCGACCCCGACACGCTGATCGGATTTTTGTGCAACGTGCTGCCGACAGCCAACAGCTACGACCCGACCGCGCCCACTTACCAGGAGCAATTCCGCGTCATTATGCCTGCCATCGATCAGACCCACCGCGATGCCCTGGAGCAGGCCGGCACTATTTCTGCAACGTGGTCCATTGCCGGCGGCGCGCTGGCCGTGACTTTCTGAGGTCGCCATGGCCCTGAGCTTTGGTTTCTACGCTGACCCCGCCCTGACCACCCGCCTGGGTTCGCGCCTGGCATTCGTGCAGGACCATCTGGCCCCGGCTGCGGCCGACAAGGTTATCTACTTTGGCAGCCCGCTGCTGGGCAAGACATGCCGCGCCAACAGCGCGCCGGGCGTTGCTGCCATTACCGTATCGGCTACCGATGCCAGCCCGGCCGCCGGCCTGCCCGCCATCACCCTGCGCCTGGCGCTGTCGGCGGCGGGGCTGGCCTCGGCGACGCCGGGCGCTGCACTGGCCTTGCCGGCGACGGTGTTGAGCGAGGTTTCCAACGCCATCCCCATTCACCTGCGCGTGCTCGATAGCCTGCATGTCGTCGGCGTCTACAACGACCTGGGCCTGACCACCAATGAGCTGATCGAGACATGAGCAAAGACCTGACCGAGGCACTGCGCCGCCTTACCGAAGAGGCCAACGCCGCCGCCAAGCCCGTCGAGCCCATGAAAAATCGGGCCGCAGCCGTTGCTGCGAAATCCGCCGCGCTCAACAACAACGGCAAGCCGGGTAGTAGTGGCGGCATTGCTTCTCCCCTTACCGAGGTGGCCTATGCTGCTCGAACATGGCACAACGAAAAGATAATTCTTAGCACTGATGGGCTTTTTTCACTCAAGATTAAGCCAGTCAAGACAATTGATTTTGAGGATGCCAACGCTGCCGCCGTACGCCTTGAATTCAAGTCGCCACCATGAGCGATGTAATTTCCATCGACGAGGTAGTTAAGTTCGGACATCCGTGGCACGGCTTATACAGCAACGCCACCGGGAACGTCACTCCGCCCGCTGGTCCGGCCTTTGCTATTCCCGGGGTGCCGCCAAATGGTGACCTTTTCAACCCTCCCGGTTTTTGTGTAAAGCTGGCAAAACCCGGATTGCCAGCCGTATCCAATGATGCAGCCGACATTGCCGCAGGTCGGACATGGCTCAACTACGCCTTGTTATCTGGAGGCTATCAACGTTTGTACGGTCGAGATATGGGAGGGCCGATTTATATTGCTGGCGACGGGTCTGCGTGGCATGTCGACATCAACCGCAACCCGACTTCGGCCGGCGGTGTAACCCGACTCGAAATTATCCTCAATCTGACGAATTTCGGCGAAATTTCTGATCCCGCTGCTGCGGTCGTCACGCAGTCGACAGCTATGGTAAACGCCCCGTTTACTGGCGGGGATATCACTGGGTACGGTGTCTTGTCTATTGTCGAGGACATCAACGAGAATGGATCTAAATTCCTAATCTCCGTTTTTGTCCCTTTGCCAGCGACACCTATCCCATCTCGTCGGGTGCTAGGACTATTTGAGGTAACGATCGCCGGCATCCCGCCAGCAGCCACAGCGAGTATCACAAAGCTGGCAGATATTATTGATAGCGCTGGCCAGACGACAAGCATGAATCAGGTCTGGAAGATTGCTTATCTTGATAACAACTCAGCGCCCCAGTATCTTGTACAGGCCAATCCAGCCGCTCCCGGTTGGGTCCCCAGAAATAATTGGCGCTCATGGCCAGTATCGCAAAATGACTACAACGAGCAAACGGATTTAATCGGCGCTCGATATATGGCGGGTGTAGCTCAGGTGATGACGCTTTATCGTAAAGAGCATTTCACTGGTACGGGCGATATCGCGATATCCGGCGTTGTTACTTCGCCGGTTTTTGATTGCCTTTTTACGTTTACCAAATCATCGACGTACACCGTATCAGCGGAGCTGCGTGCAGCTGGAGTAGCGATATTTTCACAAAGCTATAGCGTGACAGCATCAGGTACCGCAAGCGTCAATTTATCTGCGGCAGGCTCCCCTGTCTCAACATATTCCAGCTCGACGATTTTTAACTTTGGATCAGGGGGAAGCACCACCATTCCGAATATCGAAGATTGGGTTTACGGCCAAATCGGTGGCGCGGCTTCTTTTGCACATCTCGGACCTAACGGCGGGCCGAATCCATATACCATCTTCGGTGGTTGGCGCTATAGCAATACTGTCTACGGACTGATTAATAGAGAGCCTTTACTTCCCGATACGCCGCTCACTGATAACGTGATTTTTCGGGGAGTGGTTGGCGCATTAGGATCAGATTCCACCATCTACGCTCCTACACCATTCTCATCTGGTGCGAAATACGCATCCGAGCATCCTGTTACCGGTGCTATAGCAAGGGATACAACGCCAGTCTGCTGGATTTGATAGGGAGAAAACATGCCAGAACCACATTCAACCACGGCCGGCATCATCATCGGCGGCAGCATCGGCATTACCGGCAGCCTATTCGGAGCGGAAATCGACGCGCTATTGCTCGGCATGTGCTCGGCCATCTTTGTCTCGATCTGGATGCCGGCAGTCGATAACCGCATCAAGGCGGCCGCTGCCGTTGGCCTTTCCAGCCTGATGGCCGGGTATGGATCGCCGGTGGCCGTCGCCTGGTTGTCATCCGACCAAGCCGCGCTGGCGAATACGGGCAGCCCGCTACGGCTGCTCATGGCTATCGCCATCGGCGCGGCTTGCCCGACCATCGTTCCTCTTGCCATTGCCCGTCTGCAGACCATTGTTGGAGGTGCCAATAAATGAGCCTGATCTACCTCGTCGCCATGTCCATCGTGCTCTACAAGGCCTTGTCCGTGATTGCCTGCCTCGATGTGCGGGACTTCACCGGCTGCCGTGGGCAGTTCGCTGGCATTGCACTATTTTGGGCGGTTGCCGTGCCCGGCGCCATCGCCGTCGCCCTCAATGCCGCACAGATCGGCGGGCCGCTTCTGCTGCTAGCCCTGGCCGTACTGGCGATTACCGACCGGAGAAAAACATGATTACCGCCGACCAGCTCATCAAGATCATGCCTTATGCCAAAAGCCGGGCGCTGCTGTGGATTGATGCGCTCAACGAGGCGATGACGGAATTCGGCATCGATACCCCGCGCCGGATCGCCGCCTTCCTGGCGCAGGTGGCGCATGAGTCTGCCGAACTGCGCTATGCGCGCGAGCTGGCCAGCGGTGCTGCCTACGACACCGGCCGGCTGGCTGCCCGCCTCGGCAATACGCCGGAAGCCGATGGCGATGGGCAGCGCTTCAAGGGGCGCGGCCTGATCCAGATAACCGGCAAGCACAATTACCGGCAGTGCAGCCAGGCGCTGTTCGGCGATGGCGACATCCTGCTTGCGGAACCCGAGCTGCTCGAAGAGCCGAACAATGCGGCACGCTCGGCCGCCTGGTTCTGGTGGGTTCGCGGCCTGAACGTCACGGCCGATTGCCCGAGCAGCTTTCAAACCATCACCCGCATCATCAACGGCGGCCTCAACGGCTACGCCGACCGGCTGGCCTACTTCGAGCGGGCGCGCAAGGTGCTGGGATGCTGACCGGGGCGCTGATCCGGATCGCCGCAGTGCTCGCCTTCCTCGCCGCAACCTTCGTTGCCGGCTGTGTCACCGGCCGCGAACAGGTTCAAGACAAGTGGGATGCCGACAAGGCGATCCGCCTGCAGGCTGCCCTGGTCGCCGATATGGCCGCCCGTACCAAAGAGCAATCCCTGATGACCAAGCTGAGCGAGGCCCAAAATGCCGCAACCGAACGTGAAAAGAAAATCCGCGCTGACTATGACGCTGCTCACCGGGCTGCTCTCGGCCTGCGCGACACCGTCGCCGCCCTCCGTCGTGAGCTGCCCAGCGCTGCCGCCGATGCCTGCCGTGTCACAGCCGATGCCACCCTTGCCGTATTCGGCGAGTGCTCGGCTCAGCTTGGAGAAGTGGCAGCAGCGGCTGACAGTCTCGCCAGCGACCGACAAACCCTGATCGATGCGTGGCCCAGGTGAGCAATCGCGTCATGCTCAACTGCTGGCTGGTCGCCATGTGGTTCTGGGCAGTCGGTCACTTCCGGCAATACGCATGGATCCGCCGATCGCATAGCCTTCGCGGGTACATCCCCCACTTTGGCTATGCAGAGCGCACCGGGTGGCGCTGGATGCGGACGGTTGAGTACGTTCCGCCAAAAGGAAGGCGCTGGACCCGTGATGATTTCGTGATTGCGTTCAATGGCCACTATATCGTAAGGCACTACCGCCTGATGTCGATAAGGCGCTGGGCCACGAAAGAGCAGGCAATAGCTGACGTTTATTTTGGAGGTGTGCGATGACCGAAGCGAAGATTTACAACTTGGCCCAGTGGAAAGCGGCCCACCCGCCGGCCCTGATATTCTGGCAGCACGGCCTGCAGGCTGCGCTGGCATGGCAACAACTTTGGCTCAAGGTGCTGTGTGGGCCACGTCGATAACAACCTTCGGCACCTGGGGATGATCTCGACCAGCGGATCATGGCGACGACTGTTTTGGGCTATTGCCTACCGCCTGGGAAGGCGAGCGCGTACCTGATTTTGGTGCGGGGAATATGCGTCTGCGTTGTGACCAATTTGTGACCAAATTAGACCAATTTCACCCCAGAGAGCGTACATATTCGAGGACTTCGGCGGCATGTCCGTCGGCCTTAACACCGCGCCATTCCTTGCGAAGCACGCCTTTTTTGTCGATCACAAAAGTGGACCGCTCAACCCCTCTATGCTGCTTGCCATACATTTTTAAAGGTCTGAAGAAGCGCATGGATTCAGAGTTTCCGTTTTTCTTGTGACCAATTTGTGACCGTGGCCGATACGGGCGGTTTCACGTTGTTGGCGTAGCTTGCCACGAAACTCGGCGCCAGGTGTGCGTAGCGCATCACCATTTCTAGTTTTGCCCAGCCGCCCAGCTTCTGCAGCACCTCCAGCGGGGTGCCGGCCATGACGTGCCAGCTTGCCCAGGTGTGACGCAGGTCATGCCATTTAAAGTTTGTGATGCCGGCTTCCTTGAGGGCGGCGTACCAGGTCGCGCAGCTGGCGGCCGGGATCGGCTCGCCGTCCTCGGCAGGGAATACCCAGCGCTGGTGCTTGCCGTGTTGCTCGGCCAGCACGGCCATGGCGTCATCGTTGAGCGGGACCAGCAACGATTTATTCGTTTTGACGTGATCGGCGTGCACCCACGCCTGGCGCATGGGATAGCTGACCTGCGTCCACTCCAGGTGGGTGCAGTTGTCTTCGCGCAGGCCGGTGGCCAGGGTGAATTTCGCGCAGGCTTTCCACGGCTCCGGCAGCGCTGCCAGTAGGGCGCGATGTTCGTCTGGGCTCAGGTAGCGGACGCGGCCATTGGGCTCCCGACGTTTTGATATGTCGGGGACGGCAGTTAGCCATCCCCAGCGCTTCGCCTTGCGGAGCACCTTACCGAGAATTGATGAATGCCGATTGATCGTGCTGGGTGACGTCTTGCGCCCGGTCTTGCTGTTCACGATCACTTCCGCGCGCTCGGCCAGCAGCTTGGCGATCAGGTCGCCATCGATCTCAGTTAGTTTTTTTCCTTCGAGGCGCGGGGTCAGCCAGTCGAGCATCTGGGCATCGTGCCAGAGTCCGGGGCGGCCCGCTTCTTCAGATAGGAATCGTTTGACAGCATCTTCCCAGGTGTGATCTGGCAGCTCGTCGAGGTGATCTTCGCGCCAGAGTTCCGCCTTCAGGCGGTCATGCAGCTCTTGGGCCTGCTTCTTATTACTTGTTTCAGTAGATCGCCTAATGCGCCGTCCTTGATGGCGGATGTCGATGTGCCAGATGTTCCCTCTTTTGTCGAGGCCCATTGCCGTGCCCTTGTTTTGGGTGTCTGGCTGTATTGTGACCTCATCCACTCGATAAGATCAACCTCAAGAAACACCCACTGCCGTCCTGGCTTGCATCCTGGAATGATCCCGGCGCGCGCCTTTCGCATGAGCGCGTCTTCGCTCATATGAAGCAAGGCTGCAGCGTCCGTGAGGTCCAGGGTGTTCATAGGCTATCTCAGGCGGCCAAAAAGTATTGCTGGCTGGTCATGCTTCAAACCCGCCTGTGGCCCAGTCGAAGGCGATAAAAACCATCAGCAGAACAAACCCAGCAATGGCCATGGGCACAAAGACGACATTCATGGCGATGTTTTTCAGCAGAGTCATACCGACCTCGCCAGGTCATCGACAATGAACTCCGCCAGCGCCTCAATGGTCGATATCTCGCGCATGTCATCATGGAATCCAATGGACATCGGTTTTTCACCGAACTGGTGCTCCGTCCACCACGCTTCCAGCGTCTCGTTATCCCAGTCAATCAAATCTGCCGTTGCCCTGGTGTAGCTTCCCATGACGTGATAGACGGCATCGCCGAGGGGGCTTTCGACGACCTGGCCGGCGACGGCTGCCAACTGGTCCATGCGCTCATCGCATTCGCGCATGGCGTTATGCCAGGCGCGGAGGATGGTGAGGATTCGATCCTTGGTCATATAGCCGCCTTCTGCTCATACCCCAGCGCGATGTTGGTTTCACGGCAGGCTGCTTTGAACAGGTTGAGCGATTGGCGCTTCCAGAAATCACGGTAGGTGTCAGCGAACACGCGCAGCATCTTAAGTTCTTCGCCAGTGACGCCCATGCGGCTGGTCTTCTCGTAGCGCTCGCGAAGGTTAGTCATCGGGATTCTCATCGCGTCGCAGATGTGCAGGACGTCCTGGGCGTCTTTGTAGGCTGCGGCGACCGTTAGCACGTTGCGCATGTTGGCCAGGCCGTCGTAGTGCTTCGTCGTTGCCCATCCGCTCGCGAATGACTCGATCAGCATCCGCTCTGCCAGTTCGACATCGGTTTCGCACAGCGAGCGCTCGACCATGATCGGCGTGGATACCGGTCGCTGCCGGTAGGCGCTGCGCTTTCTCATCGCGTCATCTCCACAACCCATGGAGAAACCGACTTATCGAACATCAAAATTCCGTCAGCAGCCATCGATTTACAATGGTTGTGGACGCTTGCTTTAGACAGACCAGACTTTGCCTGGATATCTTTCTTTGTCCGGGCACCGGCCTTGATCGCATCCATTACCGCATGGCGGCTCTGGGCAATGCTGGCTGCACCAGAACATTGACGAGCGGCCTGCAAAGCGGTTTTGTCCTCAATATCCTGCGGATACTGCTCGGTGGAAACGATGAGCGGACGGCGATTTGCATCTGGCCGATTGATGTATTTCGGCAGGCCTTCTGGAAAGATTGGAACCTGGCGATGGACTAGCATTGATGTGATGCTTTTTTTATGGACCATGGTCAGCTGGCCTTGTGTCGGGTGATCGTGGTGCCGCCGGGAAGGTGCGTGATGGTCTTCATGCCATGGCCGGTTGGCTCTACGGTTTCGCCCCGCAGGCGCGGTGCGCTGGTCAATTCCTCTGGAATAAACCCGGTACCGCCCTGGCCGGTAATCTTCAGGTAATCGATTTCGACCTTCGCGCTATTGACGATGACCTGGCCGACTTCCTTGATGGCCAGTGCGCGCTCGATGTCCAGTGGGTTTTTCTTGTCCTGCAACGCCTGAAGCGTGTCGAACATGATGCGGCGCAGGTCGGTGATGTTTTTCGTAGTCATGCTTCAGCCCTCGCTCTCCGGTTGATTTGTCGTTGAATGGCGCCCTGCAGCTGGGCGATGGCCGCGATTTCCGGCCCGTAGTTGTGGACGCTGTTACGGCGCATCAGGTTGGCCCGGGTGATCAGCGCCAGATTGCTCAGCGCGAAGTTCTTCCGGTTGCCGTCAATGAAGATCAGGGCGCTGCCAGTGGGAATATCATTGCCAGCTTCACGCCACACAATGTGATGCACCATGACGTAGTCGCGGCGGGTGATGCCGGTATCGGTCAGCTTGCGCTGTAGGTAGCCATCCTTGGTGATGCGCTCATGGCCGATCGGGTTCCAGTTATGCGGCTTCTGGCCCGGCTTGAACTGCGTCTCTGCGGCACGGCCGCCAGCCACGAAGTGCTGTCCTTTGTTCCAGGGCATCATGCCTTTATCGAAGCAGCCGCAGTTGTGGCCCTTGGTGATACCCAGCTTATTGACGCGATTCTTGATCGCGCCACGGGTCATACCCATAGCCTTGGCGATTGCCGATGCTGGCTGGGTGTCGTAAATGCTGATCAGCATCGCATCTTCCTCATGCGTCCAGAGGTGGCGGGGTTGGCCTTTGGCGCTCATGATTCGACTTCCTCCTCGGGCCAGCCAGTCAGCGGGATAAAAGCGACCATCAGATCGCTGTGGCAGGCTCGGTAATAGGCCGGCACCGGTTCGTCGTCGTGCTCGATGGTGACGTGCCGGGCGCACTGGTCTTTGCGCTCGCAGGATTCGCCAACCTTCTGGCCTTCAGCCAGGCAGCGATTCATGCTCGGACTGAGCGGCAGGGTAATGGCCGGCTTCATGCGTCGACGTCCGGATTGAATTGCAGAATGTGCTGGACCAGTTGTGCTTGGTGAATAGCGTCGTCAAGCGCGTTGTGATGGGTGCCTTCACGCTGGATGCGGGCGCCTTTGTTAAGGCCCTTTAGCGTGCGCAGGTCGCGCTCGTTGTAGAAGGCCCATGGCGTTTCGGCGCCGATGGCGTGGTAGGCATTGGCGAGGATTGGCAGGTCGAAGCTGTTTCCGTTGCACCATATCTCGGCACCGGACGGGAAAAAGTTGCTGAATGCTTCCAGAGCGGTGATCAGCGGAGCGGCATCCAGTTGGCCGACGATCAGTGTCTGGCGCGCGACATCATCCTGACCAAGCCACCAGGTAACCGTCGAAGCGTCGATCGTCAGGCCATGGCGCTGGCAGTTTTCCAGGCTGACGTGCAGATGGAAGCTTTCGCCGATCCAGTCGCTGTGCGGCTCAAAGATCACCGCGCCAATGCTTGAAATCGCCGCAGTCGGGAGTTTGCTCAGTGTTTCCAGATCAACCATCAGGGCGTGGCTCATGCTGCACCGCCTTTCACGCTGATGATGGCTGCTCTGGCGCGCTCAAAGACCTGAGCAGTGTGGGAATTCTCGGTCATAAATGTTCGTGCAAACAGACACTCGAGAGCTATCAGCAGTTCGTCCCGCTGCTTGGTGACTGCTTCAAGATGGACGCCGACATCTCGTATTTCATCGCCGCTCGGAAGGTCTTTCACGGTGGCCATTATTTCGGCGTGATTGAATGCAAGTTGTCCAAGCGTCAATCCGAGGCGATTCATTTCCTCAAGCGCTTCCGTTGGTGACCCTTTGCAGGCATTCACGCAGGCGACGATGCGGCGGGCGTTTGATTCAGCAGTTCCGTTGCCAGGCGATGCTGCACAAATAGCAATGCCCCATTTACCGGAATCAATTCCCCACTCTATCTGGGAAGTCGCTTGATGAATACCAGCCACCACCTCGCGCGAGGCGATCCACGGCTCTTTCGTATGGCTCATAATGTGGCGTCCTTGAAGGTGGTTACGCGGTCGATCCAGATCACCATGTCGCAGGCGCTGGCCCCGGCGTCCCGGCGCAGCCAGAGAGCGGCACGGACCATGTACGAATCGTTGCTGAGCCGCTCGGCATAGCGCCGGCAGTTCTTCTTGCTCGGGCAGTTGCCGCCGTCGCACCGGGCGACATAATTTTCCAGCGGCCTGGTGTTCATAGTCCGGGCGACATCGGAGCAAGCCTCGGCCGGCAATTCATCCGGCTTTGGCTGCTCAACGAAGGCGGCACCCTCGTCCTGTTGGTACAAATTACGGAGGTCGTCCGATGTGCCGCTGCCGAGGTTATCTTCCCCACTCACGGCTTGGGTTTCGCTTGCAACATTCATGCTGAAATACTCCTGCGATAGGTTTTGGTAAGGTCTGCCTTGCCGATACTGCCGGTTAGCTCGATGGCCTGGGCATAGCCCTTGGTCGAGATCAGGCGCTTGTCTCGCGACAGGCGCAGCAGCAGTTCGATGACTTGCAGGTGCTCGATCAGGTCTTCCAGGTGCGGTGCCTTGTCACGGGCGCAGTTGGCGCGGAAGATCAGAACGACGATCTCGACGCACTCCTGGTTGATCTTGATGCCGATCGTTTGCTTCGAGTCGCGCGGCATGTTCCTGACCAAGTCGGTGACCAGGCCAAGCAGATCGTAGGCAACCTTGTAAATCGGCAGGTGGGTGGTTTGGGCCATGCTGATGAAAAGCAATAATTAAATGGTTAAATGGCTAATCTGCGGACGGCACGGGCCCGGAGCTCGAGGCCGGTGTAGTTGCGGAAGTGGGTGCCATAGCCGAAGTTCTGGCACCAGGCATAGTCCGAATAGACTACGTACTGCTCGCCAGACCAGTACCAATTGACCTGGAACAGATCCTTGTGCTTGGCGTAGAGCAGGGCCTGCTCGAAGCGGGTCGGCAACTCGCCGCCGATGCTGGCTGCCCAGGCTTTCTGCTCTTCCCAGGTGGCTTCGTTGTTATCGCCATCGAGCAGGATGATGTGCTGTCCGGTCTGGGTGGCTGCATCGAACAGTGTGGCGATGTAGGTCTCGCCGGCGGCGAGTTCGGGCATGGAGATGGTTTGCATCGTGGTTCCTTGGATTAGTCGAGAAAGAGATTGGTCAGACAGAGCACAGCCAGTGCGATGGCTAGGCCGATCAGCACAGGACCGCCCACGTGAGCAGCCCGGCTGAAAACGTTCCGATGCAGCACAGGAAGGCGACAAGCAAGCCGGCCATGCGGTCAAACTGCTCACGGCGCTCGGCCATGCTGGCGAGGTGGTGGCTGGTATTCATCAAGCGACTTCCCAGATAAAGCGCTCACCGGCGGGCAGGAACGACTGGTAACGCGAGCGGGCCTTGGCGAGATCAATCTGCAGCTGGCGGATCGAGGTGCGCATGCAGGCCAGCGTTGCTTCGTCGGTGACATAGGGAATGGTGTCCAGCTTCCCTTGCAGGCTGATCTCGAGCGAACGCATCTGGAACTTCGCGACGGAACGCAGAACGGCATTGAGCGGACGTTTCATGGCTGACTCCGGAATCGAAATTATTGAATTACTGAATGATTAATCTGCGGACGGCACGGGCCCGGAGCTTGCCGTCGGCGTAGTCGTACTGCTGGCTGCCATTGCCGAAGTACTGGCACCAGGCAAAGTCCGAAAAGACTGCGTGCTGCGAATTCGACCAGTAGGCCGCTTCCTGGAACTCGCTCTTCAGCGTGGCGAACAGCAGTGCCTGCTCGACACGGTTCGGCAGGTCGCCGCCCTGGTCGGCTGCCCACTTCATGGCCTGCTCCCATGTCTTGTTCTCGACATCGCCTGGCAACAGGATGGTGTGATGACGGTGGGCGCTCTCGCCGTAGATGATGGCGCCCAGGTAGATCTCGCCTTCGTTGAGGATGGGGACTTCGAGGCTTGATGTCGGCGGGGCAGAAACAAGGATTTCAGCGGACTTCGTGAGGCCGATGGTGCGGCCTTCTGCCGACAGTTCGCTAATCATCGACATAGCTTCACGATGCCAGTGATCGCCGAATGTGCGTTCCTGGATTGCATCCTCTTCAGCGCGCTCGAGGCGGTCCTGAAGTTGAATGGCCAGTTCGCGCAGGTGTTCAAGTTCCCACTTTTCCAACCGCTTGCGCATTAATTCAAGGATGCGATCGCCCATGGTCATCTCCGAATTTGAAATTGATGAATTACTGAATGATTAATCTGCGGACGGCACGGGCCCGGAGCTTGCCGTAGGTGCTGCCGTAGTGCTGGCGGCCATAGCCGAAGTTCTGGCACCAGGCACATGCCGAATCGACTGCGTGATGCGTGTTGGACCAGTAGTAGTCAGGCTCGAAGGCGTCCTTGGCATGGGCGTACAGAAGCGATTGCTCAAGGCGCGTGGGCAGATCGCCACCGATGCTGGCTGCCCACTTGAGGGCGCTTTTCCAGGTGGCTTTCTTTTCACCAGGGAG